GTTCGAGCAGATGGTAGTTTGGCATATACAGGAACATTTAATGGTACGTTAGGTGCTGCACAATATACAAGCGATCCTGCGTGGTGCTTATACGATTTACTTACTAGCTCCAGGTACGGGCTAGGGGATCATTTAGTTGAAGCAGATTTAGATAAATTTAGTTTTTTTGCTGCCAGCCAATATGCAAGTACATTGATAGATGATGGAACAGGCACAGGTTCAGTAGAACCTAGATTTAGTTGTAATATCTCAATAGGAAATCAACGAGAAGCTTATAACGTAATTAATCAGATGTGTTCTATTTTTAGAGCAATGCCATATTACCAAGCTGGTAGTTTGACCATAACTCAGGATTCACCGAAAGATCCTAGTTATTGTTTTGGTTTAGCAAACGTCTTAGAACCTGGTTTTACATATTCAAACTCAAGTCAAAAGACAAGACCTACTGTTGTTATTGCTAAATACTTAGATCTTGAGTTAAGAGATATAAATTATGAACAGGAAATAGATACTGCAAACCAAGCACGTTATGGATCAGTCATAAAGACAATAGATGCTTTTGCCTGTACTTCAAGAGGCCAAGCCAAGAGATTAGCTAAGTGGTTGCTATATATGAGCAATGTGGAACGTGAAGTTGTAACATTTTCTACTTCTGTTGATGCTGGTGTTGTTGTTCGACCAGGGCAAATCATTGAAATTGCTGATCCCGTTAGAAGTGGAGAAAGAAGATTAGGTCGTATTAAATCAGCTACTACAAATACTGTTACAGCAGATGATGTGACAGGATTAAGTATGCAAATTGGTTCTACCTTAAGTTGTGTGTTACCTGATGGCAGTTATGAACAGGTAACTGTTTCTGGTCTTACAAATAATGTATTTAGTTTAGGACAGCATTTCTCTACAGCACCGAATCCTAATAGTGTTTGGGTATATGAGACAGGTGATATTCTTACCTCTACATGGAGAGTATTAGAAGTTTCAGAGCAAGACAGAACTAAATATGTAATTACTGCGAGTTCATATAATGCCAGCAAATATAATCATATTGAAAGTGGGTTAGCTCTTGTTCAGAGAGATATTACTAATTTAGATGTAGCTCCTGCTGCTCCATCTAATGTTACGGCTGAAGAAGTAATTTATGAAAATACTGGTATTGCCAGAACAAAAATTATTGTTAGTTGGACAACTAGAACTGATACAGTTTATGTTCGTTGGAGATTACAGAATGGAAACTATACAGCTTTAACTATTGATAATTCAAAGAGTTATGAAATCTTAGATACGGTTGCTGGTAATTATGAAATAGAAGTTTATAGTGTCAGTCCTTCAGGTTTACGTTCCACATCTCCTACAAAACCACAAGACCCTTTCTTTGTAGCTAAGGGTAAAACAGCTTTACCTAGTAATGTTAGTGGAGTTAGTTTATTACCAATAGATCAATCAAGTGCAATTTTAAGTTGGAATAGAGCTACAGAACTTGATGTTTTATTAGGTGGTAAAACTTTGATAAGACATTCCAGCAAGACAACAGGTGCTCAATGGCAGAACGCACAAAATATTGTAGTAGCTGCTGCTGGAAACCAGACACAAAAAATTGTTCCTTTATTAGCTGGAACGTATCTTATAAAATTTGAGGATGATGGTGGAAGGCAATCACCTTCACCTGGTTCAACAGATTCTGCTTGGAATAATACTAGAGTTACAACAAATCTTCCTGCTCCTAGTCAGAGACTTATTATTAGTACGATTGATGAACATACACCAAATTTCTCTGGTTCTAAATCCAATACTGTTTATGACTCATCATTAGATGCTTTAAAACTTACTGTCACTAATAATGCAACTGCAACATCAGGAGAATATATCTTTGCTAACTCTGTTGATCTTACGCAAACTTATGATGTTAATTTAAGAAAAGTTTTAGAAGCTACGACTTTTTATACAGCTACATTATGGGATTCTCGTACTGACTTGATTGATACATGGGGATCTATTGATACGGTTGGATCTGCAAACGCAAATGCTACTAAAGGTAATGCTGCTGTGTATGTCAGATCAACTAATGATGATCCTTCTGGATCTCCTACATGGAGTGCTTATAAAGAATTTAGTAATGTTCTTATTACAGGTAGAGCTTTTCAATTCAAAGCAATATTAACAAGTAGTGACACAACTCAAAATATAGCTGTTACTGAGTTAGGAGCTACACTAGAATTACAAGGAAGAGTTGAAAGTATTTCGACTCCAGTTACAACTGGATCGTCACAATATACTGTATCTTTCACAAATCCATTTAAACAAACACCAACTGTAGTAGTGACTCCAACAAATCAACAATCTGGAGATTTCCACGAACTTGCTAATATTAGTAGGACAGGTTTTCAAGTCACGTTTAAAAATGTATCAGCAGCAGTGGCAAGATCATTTGTATGGGCTGCATCAGGTTTTGGTAAGGAGGTTTAATAAATGAGTAATACCCATGATTACAATATTGCAGATCAGGTAGGAGCAACATTTAGAGCAGATTTAAACAATGTTTTAGGCGATATTCAGTCAACTAACAGAGGATCAAGTGAGCCCACTACAAAAGTAAATGGAAAGCTTTGGGTGAATAGCAATAACAATACATTGAATATATATGATGGAACAAATTTTATAAATTTAGGAAAAATTGATACGGCTGAGATGGGTCATGCCACGACTGCTTCGCCTAGTTTTACAGGAACAATAAACTCTGCTGGTGATATTGTGATGTCTGGTACGGGATCTTTGCAGTTACCTACTGGAACAACGGCACAAAGACCAACTCCAGCTACAGGTGACATTAGATTTAATACAACTCTTACACAGTTTGAAGGTTACAACGGAAGTGCCTGGGGTGAAATTGCTAATGGAGTTCCTGCTGGATCAGTGTTTACCTTTGCTTCTACAACAGTTCCTTCTGGATATTTAGAATGTAATGGTGCTGCTGTCAGTCGTTCCACATACGCTACTTTATTTGCAGCAATCAGTACTACTTTTGGTGTGGGAGATGGATCTGCAACATTTAATCTTCCTGATTTAAGAGGACAATTTGTAAGAGGTTGGGCTAATAACGCAACTGGTACGGGAGATGACGGAAGATCTTTTGCTTCTAGTCAGTCAGATCAAAACAAAACTCACGGTCATACCGCATCTGTTACTGATCCAGGTCACAGGCACGTTACGAAAGGACATGGAACACAGGATGATGGAGGTAGTAATCTTACTGGTAGTACTTCTGGAGGAACAAGTAGCACCAGTATGAATGATGCGAATACAGGAATATCTGTTAGTGTTGCTTCTGACGGTGGTGCTGAAGTTAGAGTAAAGAATATTGCTCTAATGTACGTTATTAAATTCTAATTATGACAAACCGCAAAATATCAGAATTTACCGCTTTAACTGCTCCAGCAGCTACAGATACGCTTCCAATAATAGATCAAAGTGCTACTGGTGCTGATAAAAATAAAAAGATTGCATATTCAAATTTATTAAGTAAAGCACCTGATGGATCGGCTGCTGTTCCATCTTTTAGTTTTAACTCAGATAATGATTCAGGAATTAGTGGTGGTTCTGATACTTTAACTTTCAGTACAGCAGGGGTAGGTCGAATGACCATAAGTTCTGCTGGCCTTGTAAACATTCCTGGTGATCTTACTGTTAATGGAACAACTACAACCATAAATACTACTAACCTTGATGTTGAAGATAAAAATATTACGCTTGGAAAAGTCAGTACTCCTTCTGATACAACTGCTGATGGAGGTGGTTTAACTCTTAAAGGAGCTACAGATAAAACATTTAACTGGGTAAATTCTACAGATTCTTGGACAAGTAGTGAGCATATCTCTGTCTCTGGTCAGAAAGAATTTAGATATTTAGATAATGACTCTTCTCATTATGTAGGTTTTAAATCTCCAGCTACAGTTGCATCTAATTTAATTTGGACATTACCAGCTACAGATGCGAGTGTAAGTGGATATGTGTTGTCCAGTAATGCAAGTGGAGTTTTATCTTGGGTCGCTCCAGGTCAAAATGCAGATCCTAATTTTACAGGAACTTTAACTCTTACTGATGACGGTAATATCAGAGGCTTTGCTTCTCTTCATGCTACTTATACTGGATCGGTTAAAAGTTTTGCAGTAACAGTTGCGAGTAAAACAGCAGCACATAGATATAACGGAAGTGGATCTAGTAGTGGTTATGTCATAGATGGAAAAGAATCACCATTTATAACTCTTACACCAGGTAGAACATATAAATTCGATCAATCGCATAGCAGTAATAGTGGACATCCTCTTCGTTTTTATCTTGAGTCAGATAAAACAACTGCTTACACAACTAATGTGACCACAAATGGAACTCCAGGCTCTAGTGGTGCTTATACACAAATTGTCATAGCAGATAACACTCCAATGGTTCTTCATTATCAATGTAGTTCTCATTCTTTGATGGGTAATTCTGTTCAGACAAATTCTTCTACTGCCAACATCGGAACATTAGCAAGTTTGACTGTTAGTGGAAATATCTCAATGACAGGTACAGGAGCTATTGATATTGCTGCTGGTACGACTGCCCAAAGACCTGGTTCTCCCTCATCAGGTATGCTCAGGTTTAATACCACTTCTGGTGAATTTGAAGGATATGATGGTAGTTCATGGGGAGAGATTGGAGGTTCTACTGGTGGTACAGGAAGTGCTGATTTATTAGATATTGCATCATCTTCTGGAACTGGTGGAGGATCTGCAACTTTTAATGGTACTGCTTATAGATTTAAGCTTGTCACGAAGGGTACAAGTACAGCAGTAACACCTGTAAATGCAGAGATCTTACGAGTCTCAATCAATGGTGTCATGCAACAACCTAATGATGGTACTGGGCAAGGCAATATGACAGATGGATATGTTGTAAGTGGTACTGATATTATTTTTGATTCTGCTCCTCCTAGCGGTTCTACATATTTCATTGTCAATATGGGAACTCAGATAGCGGTTGGCAATGCAAGTACATCAACGATTGCTGATGAAAGTTCTGACACCACCTGTTTTCCCTTATTTGCTACTGCTGCAACAGGAGACTTGGCCTTGAAATCAGGATCAAATCTTACCTTTAATGCTGCTACAGGATTACTTGCTGCGACTATATTTAGTGGATCGGGTGCAAGTTTAACTAACTTACCTTCGTCTGCACTTACTGGAGCGTTACCAGCTATTGATGGATCTGCTTTAACAGGAGTTTCATCACAGAAAGCGGATGGTTGCGTTACAGAAAACTCGCTAACAATTTCAAATAATTACACAATGACTACAAACAAATCAGGATTTAGTGTTGGAATTATTACAGTAGCTAATGGAGTGACAGTTACCATTCCATCAGGTTCACGTTATGTTGTGTTATAGGAGGTAAATTATGGCTTTAGTATTTAATGGAACGACAAATGTTATAAGCGGAGTAGCGGTAGGAGGACTTCCAGACGGTATTGTTGATACCGATATGCTTGCTGCTAATGCTGTTAGTTCTGCAAAACTAGCTAGTGGTGCTGGAGGTAAAATCCTTCAAGTTAAGCAAACAGTAAAAACAGATGTATTTTCTAGTAGTAGTTCATCTTTTGTAGATGTGCCAAATTTGACTATAAATATTACTCCAACTTCAAATACTAGCAAAATATTAGTTTTAGCACAATGTCATGTTAGTGGTGAAGATGCTGGAACAGGTATAATGTTAGACAGAGATGGAACAGAACCACTAAAGGCTGATGCTGATGGTAGTAAGCAAAGATTTACTATAATTGGGACATATGCTGAGAGTAGTGGTGAAGTACGATATGGTAACGGAGCAAACCATATTTCATTTTTAGATTCGCCTAATACCACAAGTCAAGTTACATATAAATTAAAAGCAAAAACAAGATCAAGCAGTACTTTTTATGTAAATTCTACTAAATATACGGATAATAATACAAATGCTTCACTTGGTACTTCAACTTTAACAGTAATGGAGGTAGCAGCATGAGCCAGATAAAATTAGTACATAGCGGTGGTAATGGGGTGATAATATCAGCACCTAGTTCTAACCCTGCTGCAAA